ATGCTGACAATCGCCGCGAGGGCGGACTGGAAAGCGGATGAATGGGAGTCGGCCCTTGCCTTGCTGGCTGGGTTCTCAGAGTCTTTTGAAAATGCACGCCACAGCATGTAATCCAGCAATGGCGTGAAATACTGAGGGTCGAGCGCAATGTCATCAGAGGCGGCATTGGTCGCCTCGCTAGGGATGAATGAATGCACAATCTCTATCTTCGTACCCGCCGCAACTGGCGGATAAACGTAATAGGTCTTCCTGTCGCCAGGGTCGTACATGGCGTTCTGGACGGAGGTTTTCTGACTTCCGGCCTGCCACTTGGGCATAAATGCATCAAGCGCCTTGCGGTCGCACATGAAGATTTGCGAGCCATGGCTACCGTCTGCATTGATGTTTCCAGCCACATCGAGCAGAGCAACCGCATCAGCGGGGATCGATTGGCGAGCTCCTGCGGCAAGAATCTGGGTCACATGCTTTGAGTTTGCTGCGGTGTCGAACTGAACCGTATCGCGCACAGCATCGTTGTACCAAAGCAGCAACTCCGCATCGGTCCAGCGGACATGGTTCGCGTCTTTGAGAATCTTCCCGGCACGCGTTGTCAGAGATGAGACCTTGGCCATCAGCAGAACCCGCCAGAGAATCGCGGCCTGGCCCGCGTAAATCCATTGGCCGCAGCGCCGGTAGCATCCGTAACTGCTGCCTCAAATATCCCTGCATTGAGCGCGACTCGATCAGGATTTGCCCACTTCACATTGGGCATTGCCATCATTCCAGCCCTGCACCCAGCGGCAAGCGCTTTGCGGAACTGCGCATAAAACCAGTCATCAACACCCGTTGCCGTAGCTGATGGCTTGACCGCAGCCTTGATCTTGAGTGCGGCAACCGAATCGACAGCAGGAATCGGAACCAGCAAAACGGCATCAGCACCTTGCTGGGTATAGTGCTCTGGCGTTCCGGTTTCTGCATTCCAGTTCTCGCGCTGCGCATCGAGGTAGGCCGGAGATTTGGGGGTGATCTTCACTCCAGAAAACCAAGCCCCGGTAATCTCTACAAGATCAGTGCCGGATGGCATGGGAAGTTCATACGCCTGCTGCGCTGCAACTACGTCGATCAAATCGAGATCAGCGACCAGCACCTTAGTGCGTTCGCAGAACTCAATGGCCGCATTACGCAACCAGTGATCAACCATCGGCAGCGGAGCTCCAGGAAGCTCCGGCAACACGTCAGGGTAGAAAGCGCTCCAAGCCTTCATGGCAGATTACTTGCCCTTCTTTTTTCCGGCCTTGACCTGGCCTTCGGTGGCGTCTACATCGATGTCGGCCTCGTCGGCTGGAGCATCTTCAGACTGGCCATCTTCGCCTTCTTCTTGGCGATTGACGGCGGAAATTCCGGCATCGATGTCGGCCTCGTCGGCTGGATAGAAGAACCCGCTATCCAGCAGCCAGCCAATGTGCGAATCGTGCTCAACATCGCACATCAAACGATCTTCGCCGTCTGCTGTGAAAACGTAGCGCCCTGTAGGTACGCTCTCAGTACCGGGGACCGTAGCAATCACAGTCCCGTCCTTGCGCGGCTTGATGTCAGTAGTTAGTTTCATGATTCATTCATCCCTATCAAAAAGAAGGGGGCGGTTTTAATCGCCCCCTTCAAACTCTCATGCGAGAGAGCAGCACCCAAAGGAGGGGTTGGGTTCTTTATGCAGCGCGGTAGTTGAGCGTCAGGCCCAGCGTGCCGGCAGCCGCAGCAGTCGGCGCGGTGGTGATCTTCGCGACGATGTAGCGGTCATAGTCGACAGCCTGAACCTGAGTCATCGGATACCCGATAACTTGCTGCATGAAGGACGTGTTGGAAGCCGTAGTTGAACCCCATGCAGCACCACCGTCTTTCGCAACAGTGGAGACAAGGGTGTTCTTGGCGTCAGCCGAAACAGCGCCAGCGGCATCTTGCAAAGCAAGGTTGCCCAAGCCGAACTGAACGATCAGCGCAGCCGCGCCGGTATCCATGTCCGTGCCATCCACGAACATATCAACAGGCACATGGCCGGCAGGCAGAATGCCAATCGGACCAATGTCGCCCACATCAAGATCGCCAGTAGCCATGGCCAGCGCAAAGCGAACCGAAAGGGTCTCGGCTGCTTCCGAACTGGTTGGCATCGGCTTGCGCCGGGTCAGGTAGTCATTGGTTCCGGTAAGTTGTCCCATGATTTAATCTCCTTATCGAGTAGCGCAGGCGGTATCGATAGCCATCACGCCAAAGTCCTGCGCGCCAGCTTCGTCCGTGGTGAAAGTGACCTTCTTGCAACCGAAGATCGCCGCCGAGGTGATAACCACCTGGTTGTTGTTGTCACGAGATTCCTCGTTCCAATCAAACCGCATGTTGGTGCCCGGGGAGCCGAACGCACACGTCATGGCTTGCGACCCCATGAAGAGCGCGCGAGCAGCTTCGACAGCGCCAGCGCCGGCATTGTTGAACCGGATTACGTTCTTGTGGCTGTGCAGAATCACATTGCGGTGCATGCCAAGGTTCTTCTTGAACAGCGGGGAACTCTTGCCTTCAGCACCGGCAGCGGCCTTTTGCAGGTCGAGCCAATCGCCAGTGGCGGTGCTTTTGCGCAAGTCGTCTTCCTGCCAGGTGTGCATGACGCAGACGAAAACCTCTTCGCCATCGATCTTGCAAGGCTGCATGACCGGAACGCCAGAGATTCCGCCGCCCTGCACCGTAGCGCGATTCAGCGCATTGGTGATCGCAGTCAGCGTCATCTTGTCATTGGCGTCAATGTTGCTGAACAACGTGGCATCGCCGCCGTAAAGCTGGTGAGCGATGTCAGGAGCAACCAATGGGTTATTGGCGCGACCGGCATAGCTGGTGGACACCAAGAAATTCGGGTTGATACCGCGAGCGCCGGAACCGTAGATGAACAGCAGTTCATCGAAGAAGCGAGCCCACCACGAGGACTGCTGGCGCTTGGCCTTCTCGCGCAGGTTGTGCAGCGTGCGCTTGCGCGTCATGCGGCCACCGGTATTCACACCGCAGCGAGCCTGATCGATATACACCGAGTCAGTGTAGAAGCGCTGCTTCTCTTCTTTGCCTTCGAGGGTGTCATCACCTTCAACCGGGGCCATGGTCAGTTCGGCGAGCAGATCGTATTTGATCTCTTCGCCAGCATCCGACTCAAGTTCGGTGAGGATTTGAACGGGAACTTCCGCTTCTGCACCTCGCTGCATGAAACGGGAATTGAAGTACGACTTGGCCGAAGTGTCGAGGGCCAGATTACCCGACCACTTCTTTACTGCGCGGGGATCATTTACCCCGATGATCGTGCGTGCCATGAGAGGCTCCTTGGTTAAGTTAAATCAACCAAGGCACACTCCTGCGCGCCCTGCTTAAAACTACTACGCGATCATTGAATCATGCATGGCACGAGGCTGATCGCTTTCCTCGCGCTCAATTTTCACATCGCGCGGCGCAGTCACCCGCAGCCGCGCCAGCTTTCCGCTTTTGTCCAGCAACTCCACTACGATGCGCCGCCCATCGAGCAACAAATGCTCCCCCGGGCGGACATCGATAGTTAGCTGGGTAAGTCCTGCTGTCATCACGCCGTCGCCAGATACCGCTCACGCTGCGCTGGGGTCATCTTGGCCAGTGCTGTCTCGTAGGCCAAGCCATCCAGCCCGTCAATGTCAGCAAATTCGCCAGTCACATCGCCGGGGCCATCTCCACCAGGCACCTGAGAAAGATTGGCCGGCAGCTTGTCCAGGTTTGGCTTGCGCGAAGGCTTGGCCTCGGGCTTCTTGTCCTTGGCATCTGGCTTGGCTTTTTCTGCCACGCCATGCAGCGCCTTGGTGCGCTTGTGCGCCTCAGACAGGAACCACTCCATATCCCGCCCTTCGTTGGCTGGATTGGCGGCAAGCACCTTAACAAAGGTATCCAGATCAGAGGCTTTTGTCTCATCCTTGCGGTAGTCAATGCCCTCGTCTTTCTTGATCTGGCGCATGAACTTTTCAACCGTCCATTGCCACTCCTGCGCAGCCGTTTGCTCGCCCATTTCGGCAGCAATCTCAGCCTTGGTTGCGATTCGGTCAAGCTTTGCGCGCTCAGTCGCAAGCTCCTTGTTCTTGGCTACGAATTCCTCAATCTCGATGTCGCCAGACTTCAGCTTGCTGGCAATCTCTACTTCGCGCTCATCGAGCGCCTTGACTTGATCGGCAAAGCCATCGGGTAATTGAACCTGATAGCGCGAGCGAAATTCTTGCGGATCACCATCGTCATCATCGTCAGCAGGGGCCTCGTCTTTTACGTCATCAACGGACGCCTGCTCATTTTCCTTTTTGACTGGTTCGGCTTTCTTGGCGGCTTCCGTGTCATCGTCGGAATCATCGTCATCGTCATCATTGCTCTCGTCGTCGTCATTTGAATCATCATCATCCAAATCATCGTCGTCGCCAGCAATGTCCTCAAGCGCGGACTTTTCTTCCGGGCTCAGGTCATCCTCTTCAATCGCGGCACGCTCTTCTGGCGTCAGGTTGGCCAGCGCGGCATCGCGGTCATACTCTTGGTCTTGTTTGCTCATGTGCAGAACTCCTGCTCTAGGTTGATGGATGTGTTAATCGTTTTCTGATGCTTCACCCAAAACGGACGCAACCGTTTCGAGCTTTTTGCGGGCCAGCGTCTTGATCTTGGCCATGCGCTTTGGGTCAGCCTGAATTTCCTTGGCGCGAATCAGCGTGCGCATGTCGTCATCGACTTGCCATTCCTCATCAGGCTTGATTGTTGCCAGTGCATTTTGCTTCTTGGCCATACGGTCTCCTATTCGTCAAATGCCGCGACAATCAACAACGCCATGAAGCACAGCGCGTCAGGATCATCGATGATGTCTGCCACGGTTGGCGCATTGGGCAGCACATTGCCACGCATGGCACGAGCCATTACGCGCTTAGGTAACGGCATGTCCAGTGGCAAATCGACATTGATAGTTGCGCCATCCCGCTCGGCAACTTGAACCCTGATTGAATCCAGGTAGTCGTGATGCTCGCGGAAAAGGCGTGTGCGCTCATCTTCGCTTTCGGCGTAAGCTTTCCCGCCCCCGTAATAAACAGGATCATTAACCTCGATAAGGCTGCCATCGGCTGAATACCCCCATGACAGCCCCCACGACCCGGAAAGCCAGCCGATCCAGTACGGAGATTCATAAATCAGGCCGGTCGCCATGGGTCGCCGGGATCAATAACGGGCGGAATCGGAGCGTCATACGTTGGCGGAATACCGGCTCCGCTTATTGCCACGTCATTGACCTTGCGAACATCCGAATGAATGGGCGTGCTCTGAGCCGCAGCGAGGATAGCTGCCGCCAGTGTTGCGTAATCCACACCACCAGAACCTGCAAGGGATAGCGTGTTGCCAGCTGAGCCACTGACACCATAGTCGGTCAGGATGGCATTCCATACGCTGTTGGTGATACCCGCCACCGTCAGGCCGGATTCTTCCGTCGTTGCGCTCATGAAGCCCAAGGCCGACGGCTGCGCTGATCCGCCGAAGGTCACGGTGCTGTTGGCCACGCCCCACGCCGTTGCGCCGATGGCGGCGCTGCCGTTGATGGCGAAAGTACTTGCCGCCACTCCTGCGGCAAGGCCGGCGATGGATGCGCTGCCGTTGATGCTGATCGTTGCATTCGCCACGCCGCCTGCGATCAAACCGCCGACAGCCGTTGCGTCAAACGCGAAAGAACCCGCAGCAGACCCCGGCAAGCCCTGTGCGCCAGAGGCGGAACCGCTAAAAGCGAACGCCTGCCGCGATGTCATGCGACCGGCTTTCTGTGGCGGGAAGGAGGCACGGCCGGCGTAGTAGCCCGACGGCACGGCGTCGTATTTCCACAGCAGCGAAACGGTCAGGTCGCCACGGCTGCGCATCATGCCGGGCTTGTTCCAGTTGGCGCGGTCGTTGAAGCCAACCGTCCCCGTCGTGTATTTCGCCGGGGACTTGTGGAGAATCGAGACGTTGCCGAGCAAGGCCATTTAGTTCTTCCAGACCGTTTGCAGCGTGAAGTTGTAGGGGGTATTCACCGGATGCGCGGCACCAGCCAGCATCAGCCAGCTCGGGCAGGCACCGTCGGGGATAATCGGCAGGCTGGCCACCTGATTGAAAAAGTCACGCTCGCCGGGAACGCCGATGGTGGTTAGCGGTAACGGCAGGCCGATTTCCTTGTAGAGCACAATCGCATAGACACCGGAGGTCATGGTGGCCGACTGCGTGATTGACTGAATACTCAGGATGCCGTTGTCGCCGCCTTGCAGCGGGATGCTCGGGCCGTACTTTCCAACACCGGTGCCTGAAGTCAGAATCTGCCCGACAGGTGCGGCAGTGTTGGCCACAGGTAGCGACGGTGCTGCTGGCGTCAGGCGACCGGCGACAGAATCCGGGTTGGTGTAACTGAGGCGGATCGTCGGTGTGCCTGCGCCAGTCACGACAACCGGCGTGATGTAGGCTTTGACGCCTTTGCCGTCCGCATAGCGCGGGTAGGCTTGTGAGCCGAGGATCGTCTGTGCCGTGGCGATGGTGACGGTGCTGACCGGGATAAAGCCGATGATGTCGATCAACTGGAAGAACGCCGGGGCCGAGGTGGCAGATGCCGACACCACGGAGGCGTTGAGCAGTTGCTTGACGGCGGGTGACACATTGCCACCGTGCTTGATGAAGTTGGCCGTCGCGGTGCCGGTGATCGTTTGCGCGGTGACAGTCATCGAGTTGTTCAGGTTATAGGTGCCGCCGTTGTTCGAGCCGGTGCCGGTGCCGAGCGAAACGATATAAGTGCCCGCAGTAACGCCGGTGCCGGTGATCTGCATGCCGACGGTGAAGCGGCCCGAGCCGTGCGTGGTGTCCGTCAAAACCGTGGTGGCGATGCTTGCCCCCAGCGCCGCCGATGCTGCCGTGGTGGTGGTGGTATCGCTGACCGGCTGAAAGGTCAGGTTGGTGCCGGAGCCGATCACGGCATCCCATGCCAGAATGCCTGCGCCTTTGGACAGGTCGTACCAGACGCCAGCGGCCTGCGTGGTGACGCTGTGCACGTTCTTGCTGGACGATTCAACCCACGTTTGCCCTGCGGCCAGTGCGGCGTCGAGGTCGTCTTTTGAGGTAATGGCCATGATGGTTCCTTGTTAAACCCAGAGTGTTTTGATGTACCCCATGATCGGTGCGCCGGAGAGCGAGCCAAACGGGAGTGCCAGCAGGTTGAGGTAGGCGTCGTCTTTGATGATGGGCAGGCTGCCCATGTCGGTGCTGAAGTCGCGTTCGTGCGGGGCGTCGATACCTCTGATGTAGCTTTCTGCAATCACCTTGACCAGCGCGATGGAGATCAGGCCGATATCGCCCGTGCCTTCAAACACAATGGAATCCACGCTGCGCACGCCGGTATCGCCTTCCTGCAACGCCATGAACGGGGCGTGTGAATTGTTCGCGGCACCCGCGCTGCTGATGATGGTGCCATTGACGATCTGCGTACCCATCAAGTGCTGCGGTGTCTGCCTGCCCGACACGCCATCCTGATTGGTGTAGCGCACAAAGAAGGTCTGCCCGCCAATGTGACCGGCCACCACCACGGGCATCATCATCACGCCTGCGCCGTCGGGGTAGCGCGGCACGGCCACGCTGTTGGTTGTGAACTGTTCGTCCGTCACCGACTCGTCGATGAAGGGATAGAAACCGAGGTAATCGAGAATCTTGACCGGCAGCGGGGTCGCGGTTGCCGTGGCCGATTGAATCTCAAAGACACGGAGAAACTTGGTCTTGGGCGACACGCTCTGCCCATGCGGAATGCCGCCGTCGGTTGAATACTTCAGCGGGGTGAATACGCCCGATGGGCCGATGTAATAGTTCGGCACCGGATTCCCCGGCGACATGGAAAGGTCGAACCAGATGCCCGCTGCCGTGGTCTGCGTGGGTTGCTTGCGCCAGCCGGAGGTGAAGGTATAGCCGTCGCGTTCAGCGTCGGCTAGTTCCTTGTGGCCGTAGATGGTCACTCGACTACCTCGTCAGAGGTTTCCACCGGCACCGACGGGCAGGCGCAGACTTTCGTCTGCGTCAGTTGCACCGTAGATTCGGCGGTGACGACATCGAGGCCGCAATCAGGGCAGACGTGGTGAAACATTATTCC